ACTATAACCGGGAATATCTTTATGAAAGCGAGATAGCAAAAGAGATAGGGTTTGTAACGAACAGCAAAGTCATTTCAGACATTGCAAATCTTATGAAAGAAGAACATGTAGACCTTCGAAAGATTCATGGTGTCACAAGAGCTAAAAACATTTGTAAGAACCTGCTTCTTGAAAATACACGCTTTCAATTGGAACTGCGTGAAAACAATCCAGAACAGATTTATTACCATTAACATCTCTAACTAAAAGGAGAAAACTTGTATGTATAAAAAAATAAAGTCAATTGAGATTTCCGCGACGGTTATTAAATTTGAAACAGATGAATTTAAAGGTACTGTAAGATCACCGGCACCCTTTAACTTCGATTCGAAATTAAGCAATCAACGACTTGAATACGACTGCAACGACAACTATAAGGTTGTTATATTCAAGAATAACCTTGTTATCTATGACTATCAAGATGTTGTATTGAAGTTCTATATACCAAATCCTGTCAGATATTACATAGTTAAAGATGTGAAAACCAAAGGATTGTTTTCTCTTGAATACAGAAAACACCTTCGCGGAGACTATGACTGCGATAAACACGTACTTGTGAATATGAACGGGGTTGATACAGAAAACAACCCGGCGTTTGATAGGATAGCTAAGAAGGTTGGAAAATATTCAAAGGGTATTTACAAACAACCTATATTGATTATCTTTTATGATGCACAGGACGACTTAATACGGTACTCAATTGTTTCGGAAAATGTTGTAGTTGAGAGTGGTTGTGAAACTTATGATGAACGGATTGATCCAACAGAATTACCAAATATATTCGACACTGATGATGTAGGATAACTGCTTATGATGGGATTCATAAGCACAATTCTACAACGTTGTGTTGATCTTTTTGAATTATGTATTGTCTTGTTGCAACTAGCTTGGAATCTTTATATGTTCTATTTAACATGTAAGATAGCGATATTTGTAATAAACAATGCTGTTGGGTTATTCATTCTTGTAATCATATGCCCGTCAATACTGACATCAAGTGCAATGTTCATACGAAATGCGTTTGTGGAAATTAACGCAGGAAAGCGAGGATAAAAATACCCCCTAGTATCAACGCGGTACTAGGGGGTATTTTTTTTTGTCAACTTAAATCTATTTTGCTCAGTTGTAAATCAATATCATCCATTGTGTTCTCTTCGGTCTTCTTGCTTGTTTCCAAATCAACAACTGATTCAGGTAAATTATCTTCTGGTTGCATATCTGTATTTAATTCATCATCAATTGCTTTAAATTCTTTCTCTTTCTCTTTCAACTCATCAACTACAACAACAGCATCGCTTGTATTCGTTTTGAGAATGCTTGAAAGCTTTGTCATGATATCATTTTTCAATTGCTTAATGTCGGTAGTTTTTGCGTTGTCTTTATTCAATTCTGCGCCCATTTCAAGGGCACCTGACTGGATGTAGTTGTTCAATACGATCTCTAGCTTGTCAGTCTCTATCAAAACCTTTAAATTGAGGTTGTTGAGGTACTTAAACAATGCGATTGCTTTGGCCGGATCAAGATCATTTATAAAAGCAGGATTAAAAATCTTTTTTTCCATATCACCCAACCATTTTTGGGTATTTTGGATCATCGCAATTCTTGCCGTTGTAGCAGAACTTAAAGCTTGGAAAATCGCTTTCTTGCGTACATCGACAAGCTGTTTATCAATCTGGTTCATTTTATCGGCATTTTGATCGAGTGTTTTTAAATCGGTCTTTGTAAATTTTACTAAAGACATATTCCGTTTCCATCCTTTGATCTGCCGTAAGAGGCAAGTATTTTAAACACTGTCTCACATACCGCATTAAGTTTTGAGCATTAAAAAGAGTTTGTGTATACAATTCATTATGTCTGAAATACCGCAACAACGCAAGTTTTTGTTTATGATTAAGAAGATTGTTATTTTTTATTTTACAAACAATTTCCTTGTGTGTTTCACACTTAGAAATTGAATTTAAAAATCCGGTCATGATAAAGTTACTAATGTTAACATTATCATCAACACCAACAATCTCTTGTAAGTTTAAATCTTGCACTTATCAAAGTCTTTAATCATATCGCTGATATCATGTTCACAGAGGTATTTAAACAGCTCAGTTCTATCGAACCTTCTTTGTCCTTGTACCTTCTGTTTAACCAAACCACGTAGAACCATATCAGTCTTAACAACATTTAAATCCATTAGTTCGCGGTTACGTTTAATAAGATCAGCACTTTCAATAACCCTTGTTTCAATGACAGACGGCTTCTTTTTACCAGCATTTTTGATCTTCAATTCTTCAACAATCTGCTCATAGTTACCATATTCAAGAATGTAATCAGTTGCTTTCTTTTCACCAACACCGGCAATATTTGGGATATTGTCTGATGTATCGCCGGTCATGCACTTGTAATCAAGGTAATATTTCTGCTTGAACCCAAAGATATTTTCAAAGTTTTCCTTGGTAATAGTCACCTTCTTATTAGGGTTATAAACAGAGATACGATCATCAATTAACTGTGGAAAGTCACCATCGGTTGAGATAATTGTAACAAGATGGTTGTTACGAAGCATGAATGACAATAAAGCAATGTAATCATCTGCTTCGTAACCATCACCATCTAATACATTAAGGCCAGACTTTCTACAGATTTCTATAAAGACGGGAAAAACTTTCTGGAACATTGCGTATTGTTCTGGTGTAAGTGATGTCTTTCTGTGCCCTTTGTATTCAGGAAACAGATTTAATCTTCTTTCGCTTTTACA